CGTTTTGAATTTAACAAAAAGGAGGTTTTGTATGGACAAAAAAGTAAGAGAAGCATTCGCAAGTTACGTGAGAACCGTTCGCAAGTGTTTGAAACTAACCCAAAAAGAATTCGCTCTGGAAATCAATTCTACCAGAGAGAATGTCGCCAAGTATGAAACCGCCAATAGTATGCCCCCCGGTGATGTCCTTTTGCGTATCCACGGCAAAATGAAAAAGGTGAAACTGCCAGATGTCTCTTGATTTTCAGAAAGAGCAGGAAAAAACCTTAAGAGAGGCGCTAGGGGATGATTTTTATGACTGGCTCGAGTCCCTAGGGCAAGAAGAGGTGCGATGTGGGGCGCAAAAGGTTGATCGATACGGATCGGTTTTATTTCGACAGCGCCTTAGTGAAACTCCTCGGTGCTGAAGGATTGCATTATTATATTCGGCTGTGGGGATTAGCTGAGGATTGGGGAGGATATCTACCTAATTTCAATGATATCGCGCTCCAGACCGGAGCTCTCCAGTTTACTCCGGAGCAATGCAAGAAATTTGATGAGAAACTGATAGAAGATGGCCATATCATCCCTTATGAAGTTAATGGGAATCGATATCATTGGCTGGCTCGGTTGATGTTCCATCAAATAATCCACAATTCTCCTTCACCTGTTCTTCCCTTGCCGGAATGGATCACCTGCGAAATCTATCAATATAACTCCGGAAGACGCTATGCCAGATATACCTTAATAAAGGAGCAACTGCCAACAATCTATCAAAATAGTCTCGCTCCAGTACAGGTACAGTACCGCTCCGGTACTGCTCCCGCTTATACAGATACAGATACAGATACAGATACAGATACAGATACTACACCCCCCAACCCCCCTCAAGGGGTTGCTGTTTGTCCTCACCAAAAAATTATTCAAATCTATCATGAAACCCTCCCCGAGTTACCTTCCGTGAAAGAATGGCCTAATCACCTCCAGAAAATCCTAAAGGTTAGATGGCTCGAAGATCCCGAGCGTCAAAACCTGGTATGGTGGGGAAAATTCTTTGAATACGTCCGCCTATCCTCTTTTCTCATGGGGAAGGTGAAAGAGTTCCGGGCCGACCTCGAATGGTTAATTAGGCCAACTAATTTCACGAAGATTGCAAATGGACGGTATCACCGGGGACCTCATCCCTTGAAAGGGGTTGTGTCCGATAAAACTATAAGATCTATCGAGAACCTTAAGGCGTGGATGGAAGAAAGGAGGCAGAAATGAAAGATGAAAAACTCTTCAGCGAGTACATGGCAACATTTTCAGAGATCTTTGATAAGGAAATTTCCAAAACCGTAACCAAGATCTACTGGGAAACCTTAGAACCCTTTTCAGATGAGGACTGTGAGGAAGCGTTCAAGATCCTGCTGGCAACAAATACCTTTTTCCCAAAACCCGTTGATTTTTTGCGGATACTCAAGGGGGATCCGAAGGATACAGCTACTATCGCATGGACAAAGGTTGACGAGGCAATGAGAAATTATGGGGCCTATTTGAGCATGAATTTATCGGATCCGATTGCACATAAGGTCATTGAACACCTGGGAGGATGGGAATACCTGGGATCAAAAACAGAACAGGAATGGAGGTGGCTAAGACAAGATTTTGAAGTTATTTATAATTCGATGAACCGTGAAAAGGCTATGGGCCTGGATCACATTGAAGGAATTATGGAGAAGACAAACCGCGCCAAGGGGCATGAGAAATTCACTCCTAAAGTGATCCAGCTTGATCCGAAGAAGCGGAGGTTGCTGGAATGATCAAAATCATCATAGAGGGGAAGCCTATCCCCAAATTGACGCACCGGGACAAAAGGTATAGCCCTGGAAAATTTAGTAGCCAGTCCCGCGAAAAGAAGCGATGGCAGCTCGAAGCGAAGGCCTACCTGGTGACCACCGGCCAGCTCCCACAGGAGCTCCTGAAGGGACCGATTTCATTAAGCATCGATTTCGTGATGCCGATCCTTCCTTCATGGCCAGAGAAAAAGGTTAAAGCACTCGAGAGGGGAAACATGATTTGGTACACGGTAAAGCCTGATACGTCAAACCTTATAAAGTGGGCGGAAGATTGCTTAACAGGGATCGTATGGGAGGATGATAAACAGGTCGTTATTCTGCTTGCTATGAAATATTACGGCCTGAAACCATTAACACGGCTCCGCATCCAGGAGATACCACCCGGGGAGCGATAGGTGGAATATGAAATGCCCTGAAAGCATGGAAGAGCTTGAAGAAATGATGAAAATCTTACCTCTTTGCAGGATCACACTCTATGACCAGGCACAGGCCAGATTAAAGAAGCATCCCGAAAAGAGCGCGCGCGAGGTTGCAAAGGAACTAGCCGAGGAGCTTGAAGTGGATCCTGAAAAAGTAAGGACCATGATAAGGAGAGGAAAGAAAGAGAAGGGTGGGTCAACTGACCCACTCATTTTAACTAAATCTGAAGAAGACGCGATCATTCGAGCAGCTAGAAATATTAAAAAAGAGAAAAGAACAGATCGTCAAAAGCAACGAGAAGAGCAGCGCAGGGAGATCCTGAAAACAAATCCCCCTTTGTCAGGTAGGAACTGGGAGTTAATTTATGACGATTTCAGGCATCGCGCCGGCAGGGTAAAGGATGCGGATGCAATCATAACAGATCCGCCTTACGGTTTTAGCTACATGCCGCTTTATGAGTCTCTTTCTCGATTCGCTGCTTTCGTTTTAAAACCGAACGCGCCTTGTGTTGTAATGATCGGCCAGAGCTGGCTTGAAATGGCATTACACCTCCTGTCTACTAAACTGAAATACGTTTGGCTGCTTGCCTACTTCTCTCCAGGTAAATCCACACAGGTTCACGGCCGCAAGATCAAGTCGAATTGGAAGCCGGTAGTTTTTCTGGTCAATGGCGAAAATCAATGTGAGCATATAGACGATGTGATAAATTCCGGGGAATATGACAAAGATTTCCATGAGTGGGGTCAAACCGAACAAGGAATGTCACAGCTGATAGAGCGATTCACAGTCAAGGGTGATTTGATCGTAGATCCCTTTTGCGGTGCCGGAACCACAGGAGTTGCAGCTGTCAAAATGGGCAGACGTTTCATCGGGATTGATTCTGATGAATATGCGATAAAACAATCAGCCACGAGGTTACAAGAGATTGACCCAGGAAGAACGGTTTAATACTCGAGACCTCACTTACTCCGGATGGCACCGAAGGATGAGCACCGAGCGTTTTATAGGCATCGAAAAAGCTGAGCTTTTGACTATGATCGACATAGATAACGTGGAATATGATCACAAAACAAAAGAACCCCTGGCCTTGATCGAAACCGCGCAAGACAGGGGCCAAAGCTATAAAACCGCCACTGTTACCTTGAACCTGGCTAAGATGGCAAACCTTCCTTGCTGTGTTGCTCTGTATAAATTGGCAAAGCATAGAAACTCCGCGTATCCGCAATTTCAGGACATAGAATTGTTTAGGATGAAACGACTGTGGCCGGCGCCCGAGTATCAGTGGCGGACATTGACTCCCCAGGAATGGGTTGAACTTCTTTGGAGGTTAAGAAAATAAGGTGGCAATGGCGGAATGTAGACGCTATCAAGGCTCAGGAAAGGTGATCACGTCCACTAGGACAGAGCGCACCGTCCGGGTTCGAGTCCCGGTTGCCAGTCCTCTAAACACAACACCTTGTGGCCTCCTGGATCCGCAGCGACACAACATCTTGTGAAGGAAGGAAATGGATAAGATCAAAGATATAGCCGTCTTGATAATAAAAGAGGGAAAATTGAGGCATACGCTAGAAAAAGGGGACCTCGTTTCAAAGATCCAAAGCGTAATGATGGATCTAACCTTGATAGTTGGCGCCGAAATGGAAAAGATCAGGCGGGAGGAAAGAAATGGACGATGGTAAAAAACCTGTTGTTGATGATCTCGTGAAGCGTTTTACGGAAAGACTTGCGGGGAAAGAGCACGATCGTGACGCCGATAGAAAGGATACGCTTCTGGAGGCCCAGGAAAGCGCAAAGGTCCTTTATGAACGGCAAAAGAAATTCGTGGAGCTAGATCGTAACTTTCAGGCACTCGGGATGGTTATGAATTATCTCGAGACAGTCCCGGAGGATATTTGGGCTTTTTACTTCCAGCAGGCGTGCATCAAAAAGTTAGATTGGGAAAAGGCGGCTGAAAATATGCGGAGGTTCATGAAACAAAAGATCCGGCTGTGGCGCAAAGTCAAGATGATGATGGACACCCAGGGGAGGAACTAGATGGAAGAAGGATGGTTAAGCGGCTGGAAAACTATCGCGCGGTATATCGGGAAGCATCCTAACACGGCTAGGAAGTATCATCGAAAGTATGGAATGCCGGTGCGCAGAGATCCGGGAAATACCGCTGTGGCCTTAAAACATGAGCTGGACGGCTGGCTTGTGAGGTATCATGAACTGGTCAAAAAGTATGGCGGAGAGTCAATAAGTCTGGAAAGTAGGTTTAAAGCCAAAAAGAAATGAAGATTGCAGTAGGTTTATCGGAAAAAGATATCAAAGATAACGCATAAGTGATTCATAGGAGATATGATCCCCGGTTTGACAGAATAATCTCATCATGATTGCATCCTACCAAATACTTTTACAGGTATGGCTTAAATCCTTTCTGTAGAGGTACCTCATGAGCAATAGCAAACAAGTCCTTGGCCAGTTGGCCGGCGCGCAGATCCAGGCGCGTACAACTCAAACCCTTGATCGTCATGGTCTTGATGGCGATTTTGTGGCCAGCAGGCTCAAAACCTTAAGCCGCGCGAAAGATCAGAAGGTACATTTCGATAAAGACGATAAAGAGTCCGGGTTCAAGTACTCCAAAAAAATGCAGGACAACAGGACGCAGCTTGACGCCGTTAAATTCATAGCAACCCTGCGTGACATGGTACCTCGAGGGATAACGATAGGAACCCAGGATGGAGGACCACTCGAGGCCAGATTGACCTGGTTTCCTCCTGAACCGAAAAGCATTGCAGAATGGGAAGCGCAGGTTCAAGAGGCCCGGGATGCTGCTATCCAAAAACGCAAAGAGGAGGAGGAGAAGGGTAATGAGTGATGGTCTCCTCGGAGCAACGGAGATTCTTCCATACCGAAAGTTATGGTTTGCCGTTATGGAAACCGCATATCGTGACCTCTATTTGCAAGGTTCGGCTAGTGGCAGAGATCGGCTGCAATACCAAGAGCAAGCCCGTTTATGGTTTATCGCTACAAGGGATGGTGTAGGATCTTTCATCTGGATCTGTCAGGTCCTAGAGGTGGATCCTGGTAGAACAAGAAAACGAATACTCGAAGAGGAGGAAAAGGGGGATGGCGGATCAGAATGAAAGCAAGGTGATTGAAATTCTGGATAAGGAACTCGAGGAAACTCTCCTGGAGGAAAAGAAAAGGGTCGAGCGCGAGATCCTTACCGGGAAGACAGAAGAGGAAGAGCTTAAAAGACTCCAGAAAGCAATAAACGAAAAGATGCTCGACATTAAACTCGAAAAGGCTTCTCAAGAAGAACCGAAGCAAATTTCTAAAGATAACTGGGTCCACCGGTCCGCAAAGATGCGCTGTGGATCCTGTATGTCTTTTGTGAGAAAAAAGGGACGCATGAAAGGCTTGGGTAGGTGTCGGAGGAAGGCACCTACCCTTGGCGGGTGGCCAGCAGTATTTGAAGGGGATTGGTGCGGAGATCATAAGATAAACGAGAACTATGAAGACGTGTGAAGGCTGCTATTACTTTTTTAACCGGGAAGAGGGTAACACGATTGACCCTGACACTCGAGAGATCGTCCCTTATGTTTTCGGGAATTGTCGGCGTTTTCCTCCTGGGAACGGATGGCCTCTTGTCCATGCCCCGGACTGGTGCGGAGAATTCAAGGAATCAGAATGAACCCTATTCCTGATATCCAAGCGAAAGTACCCCTCAGCGCGCAGCAAGCGCTCCGCGAGAAGTACGCGGATCTGTATCTCAACACTTACTGGATCCCTCAGCCAGGACCTCAAGCGTTTGCCGGTACGTGTCCGGTCCCCATTATCTTTTACGGCGGTACTCGAGGTGGAGGAAAGACTGACACGATCGTTGGCCGACAGCTGCGCGGAGCGGAAAAGTATGGGCCCCACTGGAACGGCCTGATCCTCAGGCGCAAGTTCAAAGAGTTCAATGAACTCCGGCTCCGGATAGATGGCCTGATCAGACAAGGAATGCCGGCCGTCCGGATCGGCGGGGACCAGCAGACCAATTTCGTGCGCTTCTCGAATGGCGCGCAATTTATGATGACGGCCGTCATGAGGTTGGATCTGGCGGATTTCTTCCAGGGCCAGCAGTATTGCGAGATCGACATCGATGAGGCGCCGAACTTCCACTTCATTGCACAGTTGCTCGAAAAACTCAAAGGCTGCAATCGCTCACCCTATGGGGTACCCTGCCATATCTTCCTGACCGGGAACCCTGGGGGCCCTGGGTCCTCGATAATCAAACATAGATTCATTGCTCCGGCTCCTCCGGGGACTGTGCTCCGGGATCCTGAGTCCGGAGAAGTATCAGTCTTCATCAAGAGCCGGCTTGAAGACAATAAGATTCTGATCGAGAATGATCCCGAGTATGTGCAACGCCTGAGATCTATCCGGGATCCTGCTCTTCGTGCGGCATGGCTGGAGGGGAACTGGGACGTCTTTGTTGGTCAGGCTTTCAACTTTGGAGATCCTCATATCTGCGTACCCTTCCCGGTGCCGGAGTACTCCCCTATTTACATGACGCTTGATTGGGGTTACGGAGCTCCGTTCTCAATCGGATGGTGGCATATAGATGCGGACGGTCGCCTATACAGATTCGCGGAGTGGTACGGATGGGACAAGACAACGCCGAATGTGGGTTTACGTTTGTCAGATTCAGTTATAGGCCTGGGGATCTTCAAGCGTGAGGAACGGATGGGGATCCACAAGCGCAAGAACATTATCCGCTTTGCCGGTCCGGATTGCTTCAGCAAGAAACCGAACTATCAAGGAGGAGGTCAGGGTCCTTCCACCTCGACAGTCTTTAGATCATTGCGCTACACCTGCAAGGACGGAACTGTGAGACTTGGCGCCACAGATCTTGTCCTTCGTCCTGGAGATCCCGATCGTAAACTTAAGATCCGGCAATTCCGGGAGCGCCTCGTTATTCCTGAAGACGGCACCGCTCCGATGGTCCAGGTCTACAACACTTGCCGGGACTTTATCCGGATCATCCCTACGCTCTGCCAGGATGATCTTAACATTGAAGATATCGACACTGATCAAGAAGATCATCCTTACGATGAGGCCTGCCACATCTTCATGGCCAGACCGTTGCGCTTCTTCCAGTTCGATGAAGAGCAGGCCATAGATCAAGCGCGGCTCAAGATAAAAAAAGAAGGTGAAGTCACAGGCGCGCAGATAGCAGTCTGGAAGGAGCTCGATGCTCTCAAGGAACACATGAAGCAAATAGAAGAGGATGAACTCGAGGGCTTCATGGAGTTCATGGATGAGGGGACCGGAGAACTCCTGGGTGATGATGAGGAGTTAGAGCAATGGTGATACCTATCCCTAAACGGATTTATGTCTATTTTAACGGAAGTCCTGGGTTTAGAGTTTCATGGCAAACGATAACGAAACTAACCTCACTGAGGGTACATTCATTAAGCGAAGATACGGCTATCCATGTAGTTTATGTCGAATCTGATGATATCAAGATCCTCCAAAAAGGGCTTAAGGACCTTATTCGAGATTTGAACAGGGAACTTCGCAAATTGAAAGCGGAACCGGATAGTTTTTGTGTGCACCTTGAAGTGCAAGGATGATCAGGAGGGATGATGCTGAAACCCGGACAAGGCTTACCAGGGAGCATGACCTATGACATCTTAGGTGAAAGAATAAAGCTACGTTGGAAAGAATACTGTACCATGATGAGGGAAGCGAATGGATGTAATAATCATTGTCCTATGCGGCTTGGTAATCTATCTGACCATAGTAAATGTGGTAGAGAAACAACTGGCTCGAAAGAATGAGGAGAAGCTCCTCAATCGGTTGATGGCCAGGGACTTTAGCGATTACGCCAGGTACACAAAGGAACTGGAGCAGAAAGAAGTTGCTACCATTGAACCAGATGAGGAACCAGGAGTTTACCCGGTAGACTAACATATTGATAGATCCTGCCTGTTAGGATGGCCACCGCCAGGCAGATCGGCAAAGAAGTTTTCAAGGGGCATAGTGGGGAACCCCACCTTCACTATGTCCCTTTTTCTTTGCCATTGTCCCCCGATATTTGAGGGAAACGTAATTTTCGAGAGACGTGGAGGCAGTTTGTCCCTCGATATTTACGGAAAACCTGATTTAGGAGGGACAAAGACAGGAAATGTCGCGTACGCGACACAAAATGTCGCAAGGTCTTTTGTCATACAAACGGTGTCAGACCGTGTCAAAACGTGTCAGATCGTATCAGACCGGATCACACCGGATCAAACAGAAGAGGAATTGCAATGGCAGATAAATACTTTCACGAATGGGACGCACAGCGGCAAATGACTCACATCTTCGATGAAGGCCGGGATCCTATCCGCAAGATGATGGAAAGGGTGTGGTACCGCAATATCCTCTATTACATCGGCGAACAATACCTCGAGTGGGTTGTATCTTTGAACGTTTTCCGTAAGAAGACGCGGAGATCCCCCTTCAAACCTACGCCGGTCGACAACATTATCCGGGAGTACGTCCGGAGCATGAAAGCTCTGATCCTGGGTAAGAACTATGTTCCTAGAGTCTGGCCAAACAGTAACTCCGAGGAGGACCGAGAATCTTCCGAGTTAGGCGCGGATCTTCTCTCCTCAATGGACCTGGATAATGAGGCTATCTTCCTGGATGAAAAGGAAAGAGTCCTCCTGTGGGTCCTCTTGTGTGGTGTCGGCTTTCTCAGAACCTTCGCGGAGAAGGATGGAGGTGAATGGTTTCTTGATGCTTCCGGGAAGTTGATCACAGAAGGAGATGTCGCCACTGAGACATGGATCCCTTTCAATATCATCGTGGATCCCCTGGGTGAAGGACTGAAGCGTAAACGTTACGTGGCCATGAAGAGTCTCAAGTACCGGGAGTGGGTTGAAGATACCTTCCACAAAAAGATAAGCGGAGGGGATGATCCGGCCATTATCAATTATCAGCAGATGCTCATGGACCTGGTTGCTAACGTGAGTCCCTGGAAAGGATCCGGCCTCGAGACGCGCATTCTCAATATGAAGGCTGAGGATCTGGTGGTCTTCAAAGAAGCGGAGTTCAAACCTACCAAAACGAACCCTGACGGCCGTTATGTCGCGCAGTGTGGCGATACCATCATGGTTGACGCAAAGCAAATGCCTATCCCTGCGGAAAACGGGAAATGGTTCTATAGCCTAACTGACTTTCATTACAATTACGTCCCCGGAAGGTTCTGGAGTGATCCAGGCGTCAATGATCTTATCTCCCCTCAGAACTCTATCAACGAAATCGATCAATCCCTCAACATAAACCGCAAGGGCCTGGGAAGAACTCGAGTCCTTTCACCCTCAGACGTCAAGATCAAGAGACTCAGTGAGCAGGGATCTCATTTCCTTGTACTGCAATATGACGCGCTTATGGCCGCTGGGCTCCGGCCTGAGTTTCAGCAGGGGATAGCACTACCGGACCAGGTGATCAAGGAACGCTCCATACACCGCGAGACAATCCAGGATCTCTCCGGGGATCCCAAGAATATCCTGCGGGGAAGAACACCCACAGCAAGAGCCTCCGGGATCATGGTCGATATCCTCAAGGAAGCAGCTGAGGCCGGCCATGGACCCGATATCGCCCGGATCTATCGCAGCTATCAGCGCGTTTACAGAAAGCGCCTTATTCTGGCATCCCTTCTCTTCACAGAAGAGAGAATGATCAAGACCGGAAATCTAGGCTCCGATGTCCAGGTCAAGGCCTTTAGAGCCGCACAGCTGAGAGGCAATACAGACGTTCGACTCGAGTTAGATTCAGGTGTGGGATCCACAAAGGCCGGCAAGACGCAAACAATTATCAATCTGATCGAACAAGGCCTTTTCCCGGATCTTCAGAACGATGTGGATACGAGAATGGAGATCCTCAGAAGAGTTGGTCTGTCAGGATTCAAAGACAAGACTTCCCCGGACGTGAAAAGAGCAGAACTCGAAAATACCCGGCTTAAGATGGGGGACGTTGAGGGAATTCTCGTTCTCAAAGCGGATCCAGAAAACCCGGCAAGTATCCTGCAAGAGCGTCAAAATGACGATCCGCTTTTCAAGTATGACGATCATATCATTCATTTCGAGATCCACCGCAAATTCATTGTCAGTCCTGAATTCGGCAAACTTACTACCAAAGCCCAGGCCATAACACTCTTACATACAGACACCCATTTCATGTTTATCCAGGCAAAGATGCAGGCCCAAGGTGGAATGGCAATGACCAGAGATCAGGCCGAGGCCGGTGAAACAACGAGAGGAGGGGCTCCAGGTGGGCAAGCGAATCAAACAAGCGTATAGGAAGGCCGGCTTAACGGCTCCGGATGGTAAAGGGATCCACACGCTGAGAGCTCATCAATGTGTGATCGAATATCTCAAGAAAGGGTTTAGCAAGGATGAGGCCTGGCAGCGGTGCATGGGGGGCCTGGGACGCAATAGAGCGGTAAAGAAGGCACACAGGGACCCCTCTAACTATAAGGGACCAAATAAATGATGAGGTAATGCAATTATGGCTGAACTAGATCCAAAAACCAAAAGCGATATTGATCGCCTGGTGACGGAGTACAAACAGTATATTCCCGCGGCCGGTGAAGGACCTGCAACCCTCCGGGATTATCAATCCTTCATCAATGAGAAAAAGGCTGCAAGCAATGATCGCAAGGAAACCCTCAAACCGGTCACAAAGAAGAGGAAAAAGAAACCTACCGCATTCCAGACCGTGAAATCTGGAATAGGGAAAGGTGTCAGAGCGGTCAAAACTCGACTTCAAGAGTTGGAAGAAGAAGCCCAACGCCTGCAAGAGAGAGGCAATCCTTACTCGAAGTTTCGCGACTTCGGGAAAAGGTCTAAATAGCAATCATTGACACTAAGCCGTGATGATCAATAACGATCAGTTATGACCATTAACGAGCAACCTGGAAGGAGATACACCATGGGAGACGAAATAATCAAAGAACCGCTAGATCCAGGATCGGTACCTGGAACACCGGGGCAAGATCCGGGCTCCCCACCCGGAGATCAAAGCGCAGATGGCGGAGTGTCGCTTACTCCTGATTTGACAAAACCACCTCCATTTGATTCTGACCCACGATGGAAAAGCGCTAGGACGACTGAAAAGGCCGTCAATGAACTCCTGGAGAAAACCGGGATAGACTCCCTTGATCACCTTGACGAGTTCTTAACCTCGAGCAAGGAGATCCGGGAGAAACTGGGAGATACGGAAGTTGACGAGCTCCTGGAACATTCCCAGGAGCTCCAGAAGATTCATGCGTATTGGGCAGAGGTGGAGGAAAAGAAGCAACGAGCTAGTGAAGAGCCAGAGGAAACCATTGCCAGGCTTGAGAAAGAAAAGAATCTGGAACGTCAGAAGCTAACGGCCAGAGAAGAAGCTGACAAGGCCGTAAAGGAAGCTCAGAAGGCAGTCGAGGCTTATACGTCTGCCGTAGATATGGTCCTGGATGGTGAAGCGAAAGAGTTCACACCGGCTTTAAAGCAATACCTGAGAAAGGCCCTGGGAGTCGACAACCCTTACAATGACGTTGACATCACGGACAAGATTGCAGTCCGGAAGTTGGCCAAGGATGGGGTGAAAGAGTTCCAGGGACTCGTCCAGACAATTCTCAAGGATTATAAGGCCGGGAAACTCAAGTTGATTGACATTTCACCTGCGGAGCATATTTCTCCCATTATTCCAGAGGAAGGACCTAAGAATCTGAAGCAGTCCAGAGCCCTATTTCTCGAATCTATGAAAGCGATTATAGGCAAGAAGTAACCTCTCGCTCATTGCGGAGGATTAAACCAATGACTATTGATTATCACGACTTAACCGCAATAGCGGACACCCTGAAGCTGGTTTACGGCAAAGGGATCACGAATCAGTTCAAGGATGAGACTCTCACATATCACCAGTTCCCGAAGAGCGAAAGACAGCCTAAAGGCCTGGGATATGAGTTCTCTATCCGATATGCAAGGGCGCAAGGTACCGGAGCCCGCGGCGAAAGCCAGAAGCTCCCGGATCCTTTGGTTGGGAAGTACGACAAAGGCCGGATCAGTCCCAAGTATATCTATGGCGTTATCCGCATGACAGGCCCCATGATCGAAGCGGCTAAGGGAGATATGGCCGCGTTTGTGGATGGCCTGGCCGATGCGGTAGACGACATCTATCAGAGCATGATTGTGGATCTGAATAGACAGACCTGGGGTGACGGATTCGGCTTGATCGGGACTCTCTCAGCTGCGTCAGATACGCTCACCACATCGGCAACCACCTGGACAGTCACCTGCGACAACGACAGGGGGGTTATGTATGCCCAGGAGGGAATGCTGGTTGATTTCTTCGATAGTACCGCTGTGGATCAGTCCTCAGTGGCCTCGAGGATCTCCAGCATCAACCCTTCAACCAAAGCAATGGAAATGGAGTTCAACGATGGGACCTACAAGACCAACCACCCGAACAGCACCTTTGCCGGCTATACTATAGTCGCCGAGGCAGTTCCTACCGGTGCGTATATGGTCAAGATGGGTACCCGAGCGGCCAGTCATGCAACAACCAACGACTCCTACGAGATCTGCGGTCTTGACGGCATTTACGATGATGGAACTCTCATAGCTACGTTTGAGAATATCGTTGTCGATACCTATCCCAAGTGGAAAGCAAACGTTCTTGGCAACTCGAGCGTGAACAGAGAGCTGACCGTGGAGCTCATGCTCCAGGCCTGCGATCTGACCCGAGCGGCTTCAGGAATGAGAGCGAACATCATCAGGTGTGGTCTTGGCCAGCGCAGAAAGTATGCCAACCTCCTCATGCCGGACGTCCGGTTTGCACCCACGAAGCTCCGGGGGGGATATGAGACCTTAACCTTTGCCGCGGGTGACGGATCCGTAGAGATCGTTGTAGATCCTGTGGCGCAGCCGAACAAGATGTATTTCGAGCCGTCCGGAGTCATTCAGAAGTATGAAATGGCAGCTATCGGATGGGGGAACTTGGATCAGCAAATGCACTGGAGATCTGGTTATGACGAGTGGGATCAGTTCTTGAGGCTTTATTCCAACCTGGGAGTAGAGCAGAGGAATTGCCTCACGGTCCTAAAGGACCTGGTCGAACCGAGTCTCTGGAGCTAGGAGTAAACCCTTTAACCCAGTATCCCGGTGAGGGGAGACCTGCACCCAGGGGGTCCTTTACCTCCTACCCGCGCACTTTCCTTGCCGGGGGTCAACTATAAAAAGGAGAGAAGACATGATTAGAGATTATAACATCAGTCCTTTTGCGAACATTGATCCATCCAAGATAGCTGGGGGTGGAATGGGTCTAACCCCAGTGGCACAGACTTACTTCATAGACAGAAACGTTGGCAGGTCTGGTGATGGTATGGCGCTTCATAAGGCCTTCAAGACATGGGGCGAGGCCATAGGACAAGTAAATGCAGACTACACAGCCGGAGCGAACAAAGCAAAAAGCAGGGGTAGGATGAGAAGGATTATGGTTGCCGAGGGCTGGTATTCTGAAGTCCCGTTGATTCTCACGGCCAGTGATGTTCATATCCTTGGTATTGCTCCTGGAAACCATGACTCCATTGTGCTCTATGGAAGTGGAACGGCCGGTGAATATGATGGCAGTGCCGGTGGACCGGCCTTGTCGATAAGAGGCAGTAACAATACCATCGAAAAAGTTGGAATGTTCACCTATGACGCTGCCTACCCAGTATTGAGACTTGGTGGCAATGCCAGTGATGCTGACGGCCTGGGTGTGTCCCATACATATGGAAACAAGGTCCTCAACGTTGACTTTGTAAGAGACGTCGCTGATGGGGCAGACGGTGGAATTCTGGATTACGGTTTGGATGGTACTCTCATCCAAGGTTGTTTCTTTTCAACCTCTATGGAGGTGTACGGGGTTAAACACGCAACTAACGGTGTATATAATCCGGTCAATCCTCAAGTTATCGGCTGTCGGTTCATTGGAGTTCCAAGAGGGATCTTCATGGCCCAGGGTCACAACGGTCTATTTGCGTATAACTTCTTCCAGGATGATACGTCCGATAGGGCTGATACCTGTGACGAGCCGATCTATATTGATGGCACTGGGTTAGCCTTCGGAAATGTCGCTCCGACTGTTACCAGAGCCAATCTCGTGCAGGGCGGTGGTACCTATGTAGACCTTTGGAACCATGGCTCTGATACTGTCAATACGTAATAGCAGGAGACTGCTGGGAGATTGCCATGAAAGAGATTGTTCAGGACTGCCCAGCTTGTGGCGGTACGGGTTCTGAAACAGGAACAACGCCAATTCCGGGTGGTGATCCAGTACCATTCGATAATCAGTGTACCCAGTGTGCTGGAACTGGAAAGCTGCCTCAGGGTCAACTGTCCGATGATCTTATCAGCTTCCTGGAGGATATGTCTGATAAGGTCAATGACATCATGGATAAGTGCAATGATATCAAGGAAAGGTTAGACGAACTTTAAACGGAGGATAATCATGGCTGAAATGAAACATTGTGCTAAATGTGGATTCAAGTATCTCTGGAGAGAGGGGGGGGCTTGTCCGTCCTGTGAACCTGTGGAGAAAAAGAAAGAGGCAGTCGAAAAGCCGTCAGAGAAGGAACCTGAAACAGAGAAAGCGCCGGAGAAGCAAGTCAAACCCAGGATAGCAAAGGCATAATCATGAAACCTGATCATGTCTTTCTCCGGGATCTCAAAACCCTGGATAAGCGCCTTGATGTCATGTGGAACCGGGATATCGAGCGTTTTGTTATCACCTTCAAACGTGCAACCGGAGATCCGGTATCCCTCTTTGTCGTTAAACGTGACGAAGATGGAGGATTCAGACAACCGGATAACCGGGATATCCTTTTCCTGAAACGGCACGATCTCTCAAGGACGAGCCTTAACGCGTATCTCAATGAGATTTCGGCCTACATGGAAGGGTACCGGGAGAAGAAACGCAGAGAGGCCGCGGAGAATTTCCGGGATATGACCAAAGACGATAAGATTCAACTCGCTAAGGTTATGGCCAGGCCGACAAGTCCGAAGGCGGGCCATGGGACCTTTCGCAAGATAACCCATAAACCTAAACAGGCTCTCAAGGTGATAGATCATAGATCCATTGCCTTTGATCAGCCACAAGGAGAAGCATAATGTCAGTAATAGTTTTTAATCCGACAAATGAAGAGTTCAGAACTCAACACATCGGGGAAGATATCGTACTACCGCCTAATAGCACCGCAAAGATGAATGATGCCAGAGCAAAGCATGTCTTGAATAGCCTGGGTCCTCGAGGCCTTATGAGCCTGGAGTTTGGAGATGAGATTGAGCCGAAAAGGCAACAGGGAATTGAGCGTAATCTTGAGTTTAAAAAGCGCCAGGTCCAGAGGCATAACCAGCAGAATGAAGCACAGAAACGAGCCGGGAGGCCATGGATTCCACCTCCGGAACATATAAAAGCCTATGCTAAAGAGTTAGGCCTCGAGTTGATCGAACCATACTCTGAAAAAGCGGATGAAAGAGGCATGGTGCAGGTTCTTATTTCTCAAAACCAGCAGCAGCAGGCTCAAATGGCGCAACTTCAAAGCCAGATGGCCGATCTAATGAAGATTGTTTTAATGGAAAGACCCTCTGGAGCTCGTATTGCGAATATACCGGAACCTCAGGCTCAAAAAGATGAGTTTGAAGTAGAGGTTTCCCTGGTAGAGACTGAAGGAAAAAGTCTTACCGAGCTGGAAGAAGAGGTCATTTCGGCTGCTACGAATAAAAATAAACGATGGCTCCGGCCTTTCCTAGTGCAAAACATGGAGATCATCACCGGTTTTAGCCAGGAAGCAAAAGACAGGCTTAACAATATCTATGAGGCAATGTACGGTGAGTCCTTCCCTGACTTAATGGGGTAAGGAATGGGAACATATAACAATGCTTACGAGATCCTTTCAGAGGTCCGGGAAGATCTTAATGAATTCAGTGACGCGTATGTGCAGGGAACCGATACGAGCGGGGCCTGGAGCAATGCAAACCTGCTAAGGAAGATCAACAAAGCTCTCCAGTTTATCTATGCCCTTCTGTTGGAGAGGATCCCCGAGGAGTTTCTCGATAGCGAAGATCTAACCGCGGTTGATTCTGTCCTCACACTTCCCTCCGATTTCGGTCGGCTCAGGATCCTGAAGAATAGCGCCGGCCGGAAGTGCTATCCTATCGGCATTGATCAAACCAGACTCACTGAGGCTGTCGGCAACGATCGTCTTTACAGAAGACAAGGCCGCACTCTGGTTATTGAAAAGGCCTCATGCACCGATACTTACACCCTCTGGTATCACCGAAGATGCCGCGATATTCATTCTGGAGCCTTTGGAACCTGTGTTGCAGCGACAAGCGCAGTCCTGGACTCTACCTATGCCAAGAAGATAGCCGATTATTACAATAACATGGAGATCGAGGACGTCACTGACGACTGGACCGGGACGATTACGGACTATACCGCGGCTCGAGTTGCTTCCATTAGCGCCGTAGGTGCCGATGAAGGGAGTTATTATGGCCTGGTGCCGGAGATCCCCGTGGAGTTTAGGCAGCTGATAGCTCCTCTTGCCGTAATTCTCACAAGAACCCACCCAATAAGCCAGGTCACACCAAATTCCGCTGAGTATAAGGAATGGATCGATCTTTTCCGGGAGGCAATAAAGGGTTATGCCGGACCTCCTCAAGATATCGATGTGGAAGAGCTCTACGAGGATTTTGATATGTCCATAGACGTCAATGCGGGGATCTTATAAATGGCACTGAAACAACTGACAGAGATCAAAGGAATTCCTCTCCAGGGAAGCGCCGTTACTGTCCGGGAAAAGGCATCATTGCCGTTTGGAGCCTTCTCCATGGTCCAGAATATGAGGGGGAAGCATCCCGGAATTATCAAGAGGCCTGGTCAGAGGAAACTCCATACTGAGGCTGATGGTCCTACCAACAAGGTCCTTTCCCTTTATCAGCTCAAGAAAGGTCGTGTATCAGAAGAGGCCTTTTTCGCTCAGATGTCGGATGGGGATATCCTCAAAGCTACCGCGGATCCTCCGGGAGTCACAACCGGAGCCTTCGGATCTGAAGTTTATTCCGGGAGCGCCGGCCAGATCCCCGCGGCCTGGGGCAACATTGCCGACAAGTTGATTTTCTCTGACGGAGTCGATCAGCATCAAATCTACGGTGGATCCTCGAGTTACGTTGAGAAGTTCATTGTCTTTAAGGGTACCGCGGCCATGCCTGCGGTACCTACAGAGGGAGAAGACTATTCAGATCAGGTCTCCGATGGCCAGACCTCCACAGTAGCGGTCCTGGACTTACTGGATACCTATGCAAATCATGACTGTTTGATGATCAAGACCCCGGTCCCTGCCAAGTCTTTCACCTTCACCATACCTAAGCCAAACGGGAGCGCTTCAGACGCCTCGATTTACTATCACAATGGAGCTTGGACTGCGGTCTCCGGATTCGGAGATACTACTGCTTCAGGAGGGGCGTCCCTAGCTACAACCGGGGGGAAGATGTCCTTCACAGAGCCCAAGCCCACAGACATCATACCTAAATATGCCTATGGAGGAGTGGGGTACTGGTATCAAATACGATTCTCAGCAGCACTGGACGGCGAGGTAGAGCTATCTGGAGTCACTTTCGACTCTTCTTTCCAGGATATCATGAATGTGTGGGATGGAGTTCCGGCAGATGCGGTCGAATGCTATTTTTATGACGATTCAGCCGGCACTTACGATCTTTACGCTTCCGGATCGGTAGAAGTCGGGGAAATGACCTCCTCAGACAAACTTATCATCCTATCCGCGGATCCCATCGAGGCTGTTTACATAGACGTGGGCCCGGATCCTAACAGTACGGCATCAACAACCGTCAACGCAGGGTATTACTGGAACGGAGCTGCTTTCGCTTCCGTAGGCACTTTGACCGATGGAACAAACGGCCTTTCAAACGCCGGATGGGTCAGTTTTGACAGAAAAGCCGCACAACCGCACCAGTTCAGATCCTCTCAATATTACGCCTATGTCTACTACTTCACAGTGGATAAAACCCTGTCCGCGGATATCATCCTTGGCATTCAGACCATGCCTTATTTCGATGTTGAAGAGCTCGGAAAGGGCCGATGTAACTGTATCTGGAAAGACAGAGCGGTTCTTAGCTTCAATCTCTATCCTGAATATCTCTATGTCTCTGCTACCGGTCAGCCGATGGTTCTTAACGGCCTGGATTTTGGCGTCCTGGAAACTGGTGATGGGAGGGCTCATAAGACTGTCGCAATCCGTAAATTCCACAATGAAATGGTCGTATGGCAGGAAGAAAAAGGGGTTGAAGGGGGGACCGTAACCCTCTTTGAAGGATACTCCCCTGAAACCTTCGGGAAACTGGTTCTCTCCTCCAGGATCGGCACGATGAATAATAAAACCGTGGCTGTGGTCGATGGAGTTCTGGTCCGGCTCGGGGATCAAGAGCAAATCAAAGATCTGTTTTTCTTCCTATCGAGGCATGGTGTTTTTGTCAGTGATGGAAGGAGTGTGTCCCTGATCAGTGATGATATTCAGAACTACTTTGATCCTACAAAGACGGAATGTATCAGGCGCGGTTATGAGTCAGAGATGTGGCTCAAGTATGACTCCACATTTAACGTGATCCGGATCGGCCTGGTCAGCGGATCGTCCGCCACAGTCCCGAATGTATTCCCGGTTTTTGATCTCCTGGACAAGACCTGGTCCTTTGATGTCCTTGGACAAGCACTCTCATGCATAGAAGAAGTGGAAGCGGCCTCCGGGAACGTCCCGGTCCTCCAGGTTGGAGGAGGCACCGCGGATGGTACGGTTTATCAGCTAAACTACGGGACCAATGATGTGAGCACCGCCATTGACTCCTACACACAACAAGAATTTAGCTTAGGCGGCCAATATTTGAGCCTCCGGGAGTTACTGATCCGGTGCAAGACGCAAGCAGCTGGAAGCATCAAACTTTCTATAAGCAAAAACGGAATAGCATTCATCACAGACAAGACCCTGAGCATGGTGGCTGAGGTCACAAATCAACTGATACGGCGCCACAGGCTTTCCGTAAATATCCAGGATCAACTCATTAGCATCAAGTTACAGCATGACACGGCCAGCCAGGAAATGTACCTGGAGGAGCTAGGAGTAAATATGTCGGTATGGGAAAGGAGGTAAGGGCATGGGTTTAGATCTTGACAACATTTTCACATATCACAAGCCGATAAAGGATCAGGCTCAAAGATATGAGAGAATCAGGACACAGGCAAAAGCACTGGCAGAGTTTCTTGTCCTCTCCTGTCCGGAGAGTCCGGAGCTCACTAAAGCAATCAGGAAGATCGAGGAAGGGGTCATGTGGGCAAACGCCGCGATAGCGAGGAATGAGAGAGAAACATGAAAGACGCCACAAAGCCATGGAAAAGGCAATTCTTTAAAGTCACAAAGATTGCAGATGAACCTCCTCTTAATGTGAAAGGCTTTTGGGATAAGCCTAAGCCAGGAGTAAACCCTAAAGATGTCCTCCAAAACCAGAAGCGGACCCCCAAAGTCGATAGATAGGGAGTATGGACGAAAGCCATACATAACCAGTCCGGAAGACAGTTACATTGAGTCAATGAAGAGGGTCACTGATGCGGCCATGTTCAATCAGGCCCTCGGTAAACAATCGGAGCTCAAAAAGCCATACCTGGAGGAAAGCTATGAGGAAATGGAAACATACTATCCGGATCCTTATGCCTTTACCCCAAATTTCCCTGATTTTCCTGGACCGGTCCCTGACGTGGATAGTGCCTGGGGAGGTATTCACCGGGTCGGTTGTATCCTGGACTGTCCGATGTTCATCACGCATGACCGGGAATGCGACAGGGCTCAAAAGGGGAATCCTGGATATGAGGAGGTTTGTTGCACCTTTAACCCGGCATACGAGACGATAACAAAGGTTCAAATTCTAGCGGGATCCCCGGCAGTTCTTACAAGATGGAATCAAAAGGAAGTTTGTTTTCGTTTAGTGACCGCGGAACTGGACGGAAGTTATCAGAAGGTCAGAATCCTCGCAAGAACGACAAATTCCTATTGTAAGAATGACATTCTGGTTAATTGTGACGTCTGTCCTGCAACGGCTTCGATCACTTACACAACGCTTCAGATGGCCATTGATGAGGAGCAGATCTTATGGGCAAGTCCAATTCTCCATGATGGAAATCTTTATGAGTGGGCGATAACTGGAGGAGGCGGTTCTTTATCCTCTGCGACCGGAAACGGAGTCACCTACACGGCTCCATCGAGTAACGCGAATTGTGATCAGAATCCGACTATCACGTTGAGTTGCCAGGGGAAGCAATTAGATTCGATCACCATTGCCGTAAATGTGGTCACAGGTAACTGTGCGACTGCGGTTACTGAATGCAGGGAAAATCCGCTCATTGGTCAAGGGAGTTGGGGTCATAGCTGTTTTAGGTTTTTAAACTGTGATGGAACTTATGAACCGGTTGGAACTTGTGGAAGAACCTCCTCAGGCGGGGTTGCTTGTGGTGACTGGTATCTGGTGAGTAATTGCACTCTCCACTGGGAAGATTGCTCCGCTCTCGGTCCTACGACAGGAGGGATCCCGGATAGTCGAACAGAAGAACAGATAACCGCGGGTTGCTGTCCGGAGGCCCTACTATGAAGGATCTCGATAGAGATGAATTTCACCAGAGACTTGAAGCGGTTGCAAAAGCCAGAAAGATTTTCATTCCTCATATCACGAAGAACATCACCATTGCCTTTGAACTCTATCAGGAAGTTTTGGCAGTGGAAAAGATGGCTAATCGTCTGGTGAGCAAGACTGATGGAAACAGACCCAGGACGATCTTAGACGAATTTGAACGGTTGGAATGCGAGAAATGCGGGGAACCTCTCAGGTTAAGGGTGTTTTACCCTAAAGGTGAAGAGACTGCCACCTATACAAGGTGGGAATGCGAGAAATGCCCCTGGAAAGGGGAGAAGGTCAAGAAGACCGTGGAAGAGTGGATCCAGATGCTTACCCCTAAAAAACTCCGTGGCAAACGGGCCAGGAGGCTTTCCAAGAAGGAAAGACAACAAGAATTTGGCGGGGTCAAATGGGGAAGAAAAAAACCATGATTGAAGATCACGTAAACTCAGGGTGAGTTAAAAGGAGACTGGTATGGCTGCATATGATTACACAAAAGATGATCCGTATAGTCCTTTTTATGAGGAAGAAGAGGGATATCCCCTAAGTCAATCCGAAGGGGATCTTTACCCTATGCCTGCAAGCCAGGGAGTATCACCGGTTTCTCCTGGAAGCTCTTTCAGTATGTTTTCTCCAAGCTACAAATACAGCGGCTATGGAGAAGAACCGAAAAAGACAGCAGTTGCGGCGCCAGGACAAGAAAGAGAAAGCGGAATCAGAACAGTTTCCTCGTATCGGCTTGCACCGGTAGGCAGCACAACCACAACGACATCGGGATTTTCAGGAGCTATGCCTGAAATGGGTGCAACCCCTCAATTTAATGCACCGGAGTACTCCGAAAGTGAGGTCAGAAAACTCACGCATAAAGCAGCAGCTCCGGGAGTGCGTAGATTGCGCCAGGCAGTCCAGGCGGCTATGTCCAAACAGTACGAGAATCCCAATGTAAAACGCATGACCTTGAGGCAGGCCCTAGCAGGCTACGGATTAGGACTCGAAGGAGTCATGGCCGGAGCTTCTCAGCAGGCCAGGGGCGAGTATGGTGAGAAGTACGGGAAAGAATTCCAGGCCGCGCAAATGCAGCATGGGACCGATGTTTCCGCAATGATGGCGAAATACAACGCGGCAATGCAGGCTTACTTGGCAAGCGCGACTAAGACAGCAACAACGGAGTTGAAGTATGGATAGTATGAAGGGGGGAGATTATGCCTAGATATCAGGATCCTACCGGTTCTGCGGAATGGGAAGAGGAAGACACTTACAATCCTCTTCATGAGCCCTTTGACATAGAGAAAATCCCTGAAGGAAAGTGGCAAACAGGAGTCTATGGAGAGAATCCTTTTTTAGCTTCACCTGAAGGAGGGGGAAGGCAAGCGCCGGCATCAAAAGAAGGAGCTCTTGCTATAGGTGGAAAACCTCCAGAAGGGTATAAACCTCCGGATTACTCTAACCGCGATGCTTTTGAGCAATTTGCTTTCAAAGAGGCTGGAGGAAAGTGGTTCGAATTTGACCCACATGAAGAATTGAAAAAAGCAGACGCGAACCTCCCGGACCTTTTCAACTTTGCCTTTGATGGAGAGGTTGTATGGTCAGACCGGAACAAACTCTCTAAGCAGCAAAAAGAGCATTGGGACTGGGTTGTAAAGAAATACCATGCGGACACTTTCAACGAGGCAAAGGATAAACGCGAAAAAATGAAAGAAGTCCACAACTTTTTTATGACCAAGTTTGACAATGACAAAAAGGAATACGAGACGAAACTAAAGCGGATGCAGGATCTCACCTTTAAACTGGCCACAGAAGAAAGAGGCCAACGCGGAGAGGCACGAGCAGAACGCGGAGAGGCACGAACGATCGGCAAAGAAGCTACGGGGAAAGTAGAAGGAGCACACAAACGAATCAATGACATCAATACCAAGATCGCTACCCTGGAAAAGACAGACATCATAAGCGCGCTTATTGCGGAGAGGAGCCCGGAGCTTCAAGGCATGATCGGACAAAAGATGGATCCAAAGCTAAAACGCCAACTCATTGCCGGCTTTGATAGGGAAAAACGCTACTGGGAGCAGTTCCTTCCAGCTGAGAAAAAAGGAGCTGTGGGTAAAGGCAACCTGGAGTCCTTCAAGTCAAAATGGGGTTTATAGATGGAAAATTGGGCTGAGATAGAAGAATCCCCATCATTTCAAGCAAGGGATCCGGGGGAACAATGGGATATCCGGAATGACTTTTTTACTACCTTTCTCGAGCCAGATCCGGACTATGAGGCCCTCGCTCCGGAGGAACAAGAAACCCTCAAAAATGACTTCATCGGAGAAAAGCAAATTCCGATAGAAGCGCAGCGGATCCCTGGCCGTCTCGAGCGGATGAGAGAACGCGAGGAGATCCCGGGCGAGTTCGGTAAATTCGGAGCACCCCGAGAGGCCCCTCAATATGAACCAGGACCCTTTCAAGGCATAGAAGGACTAGAGCCAGGCGTATCCCTGAAGAAAGGACCGATTTTTGAACGTCCGGAAGGCCCTCCTCAAGAGATCCCGGAATATCTAGGTAGGCCTGAAGTAACCGGCCCTGAGTTTCCAAAGAAAGTCCCGGAAAGTATCAAGATCGCCGGCAAGATTGCTCATGATGCCTTATTCGGAGAACTCCCGGCAGGTATCGGCTACCTTCAGAAGCCTTTTGAAGCAATCGCGGACTTCCTGGGTAAGTACAAAATGAGCAAGGAAGAAGAGCAGGCAATGTTTCAGCGGTATCCAACCTTGATGAGTATGCGTTATGCAGCGGCAAGCCTGATCCCTGGAGGTCAATTCCTAGCCTCTGAAACTGACCGGGAAGAATGGAACCGCTCAAGCATAGAGGAAAAACGTCTTCAGATCTTAGGGGAAACCGCAGGGTGGGCCCTTGCTCCAGCAGCCTTCAAATTGGCCGGAGATATTGCCGTCCCCTTGCTCAAGAAAATCCCATGGCTTGATAAACCTATCGGACAACTAATCAAAGATTCAACCTGGTGGAGGCAGATTACAAATAAAGAACGCGGTCTAGTAGTCCAGACCATTGAGGATATGAAACGCCGCGGACTTACCGATGCTCAAATTCTCAAGGCATTACGAGGCAACCCCGAGCAGTTTTATAAATTCAGAGCGGAAGAAATCCAAAAACGTAGAGGCCCCTATGCGCCACCTCCTGAAACTCCCCAAGGCCCTGTTTATGGTCCTCCTCCAGGTCCTCCTAAGCCTTATGCTCCAGGAGGCCCTCCAGAAGCTCTACAGCCTCCTCCAGTAAGGGGTAAAGGACCCGAAGAGCCTCTCCCGCCTATCGAATTAGGAGCACCCGAAATCTATAAAGGCCCTGAGCGAAGGGCTGATCTTGCATTCCGGAAAAAGATCGCGCAAATGACACCGGAAGAACAACAAGAGATTCTTCTGACTGACGAACTCACCGGCCTTCGCAATAGAAGAGCATTTGATATAGAAGACGAACGTATGCCACATCAGGCGTATGTCGATGCCGATTCTTTAAAATGGATCAATGATAACCTGGGGCATGATGTTGGCGATCAGGTCTTACAGGCTATTGCAAAAGCGATTAAACCCACAAAAGGAGCCAAACATCTATCTTATCGGATGAGTGGGGATGAATTTATCATTCAAGGACCAGACAGGGCGACCGTTGAACAAGCCATTGAGAGCGCCAGTAAATCTCTTGAAAATGTAACCCTGGAATATACTGCCCCGGATGGAACGAAATACACCAAGAAAGGAGTGGAAATTACCTATGGACTTGGCGAAACAAAACCAGGTGCGGAAGAACAGCTTAGAAGAGCTAAAGTTGAACGCGAAAAAGCAGGTTTCAGGGCAGCCAGGGGGGAAGAGCCTCCTGGAGTGGCTAAAGTCACTTCCACCGGGAGGCAAATTGAAGGTGGTGAAGGGCCAGGATTAAAGGGAGTCCCAAAAGTCCCTCCCGCTCGTGATATCATCGCTATCACCAGAAAACAGTACGAAGACCCCTTGACCCTCGTTGATAAACGGATCAACGAAAAGTACGCCGACATATTAGCTTTGCCAGAAGAGGAGTTCACTGGATCAATATATCAACGTATCAGTGACCGGGAGGTTGACCCTAAAGAGCTTGACAAGTACCTCACTAAGATCAAGAATAATGACGTAAAGGTTGACATCATAAGGAAGATGAAGATTACGGTTGCCGATGAAATAGCCGATGATCTCATTAAAACCTATAAATACGAAACGATAGAAGATGGAAAAGAACTCGAAGAATATTTTGACTCCATCCTCAAGGTTATCAAGGAGCAGGAAGGTCATAAGGTTGTACCGCCGGTTAAGGTGCCACATCTACGCCCCGCAGATAAAATTAAACAACCCACCGAACAAAGATTACCCTCAAGTCCAGGAGCAGGTCCTACCCCCGAAGTTCCTACCAAACTCCTAAAAGCGCCAGAAATTCCTAAAGTAGAAGCTGAGAAACAAAAAGAACCCTGGGACGTGACCATGCAAGAGTGGCGAAATCTCCCCGTAATGTATGGAGAGGGTCCATATTGGAGCGTGTTTAATAGAGCTATCATGGCAAAGGCTACCTTCCAGGAAGCTCAAGGGGCAGCTTTGCGGCAAGCCAGATCTGAGGGTCAAGGTCCTCCTCCCACAGAAGAGGAAAGGAAGGCTGTTCTTGCCAGAATGGATAAGTCCCTCGCGCGCATGGCGGAGACCGTGGGAAAAGACGATCCTTACTACAAGAGTTTCCTTGCCAAACGTGAAGCCATTGCAGCCGGGGGATCCTGGGCAATCAAAGACGTTACTGAAGAGACCGTAAGAGGCATTGGCGGTGAAATAGGACGTTTGACAAAGGCAACCGGATTGAGAAGGCCAGGACTGGAAAAGCCTAAAGAACTTCCCCCTGAAGTCACTAAAGGAAAAACCGAAGAAGAACCCGAAGAAGCCCCCGAATTCGCGCAGGTCTTTCATATCAGGCCAGACGAGAAACTTAGTCTTAAAGAACAAGAAGAATTGCTCAGAGAGGCCGTTGACGAAGCCATAAGAAATGCTCCGGAAATGCTTCACGATATGGAAAAACCACAAGGGAAAGTAAAATTTGTCCTTCCTTCAGGTACCACCTATATAGTTCCAACCTTGGGGACTACGGCCATAAAACAAGATCTGGAGGCCTTCAAGAAGGCCATAAAAGGTCTAGGCGCACCGTTTCTCAAAGCCAGAAGAAAACCCACAAAGGCATCCCTGCCTAAACCCTCAGCCGGCAAGAGAGAACTGGTAGGAGAACTTTTCGAGATTGAAGACGGCGGTAAGGGATGGTTTACGGATGGTCATCTAGCAGTGAAAGGGACGCCTCCGCATACCCGCATGTTACCTGGGAGAGTTGTTACGTGGGAGGCTCTAAAAGAACACCTGGAGGTACCGGGACAAGAACCGGCCAGTCTGCGCTATTATTCCACCACATCACCAGAAGGGGATATCGGGATCTCAAAGGAACCGATTGCTATTCTTGGAGAGACCGGAAGAGGAGTCGGGAACCAGGTTATTTTCAAGGTAGGAAAGCGCAGACGAGCCTTTGACATGCTGAAGTTTAACGTGATCAGGAACCGTTATCCGGAGGCAACTTATAAGATAGGGTTCAAGGGGGAAGGAAAGGACGCGACTCCTCTTTTGATTGCCTATGTTAAAGGCGAACCTGTAGGAATGCTCTCTTCTCTTGCCTACACAGGAGAAAAACATATTCCCGCTATCAAGATGGCTGGTAAGGCCGGCTATGCGGACGTAGGCGGCTATGCCACATTTCACGTGAAACATGAGATCCCTCCAATTTTCAAACCTCCCCGAGGTACCGCCGATGTGGGCGGATATGCGACAAACCTACCCAAGATAATCGAAATGCCGGAGATAGTCGAAATTGCGGAATTCCTCTTAAAAGGCAAATATCCGGCAATACTGAAGAGATTGAGAGGCAAAGGATGGAGGGGAGCTTTTTACCATGGTGGAGAAGTTCCCCGCATCAAATTGATGGCTGAGATCTTCCAGAATCCCGGTGAAGCCGCGGCCGTCCTTTCGCATGAGATTGGTCACCTGGCAGACTGGCTCCCGGACAAGACTCTCAGCCGCGGTAATATTCTAGGTAGAATTGCAAGCCTCAAGCGATACATGAAACAGACTCTTCCCAGGGCTCCGGGAGTTTCAGGTGAACTTACAGCTGAGGACCGGATCCGGCTCCGGAAACAAGCCATTCTCATGCTCAAGGCAGAGAATAAAGATTTGATGATCGATCAGGTTATCAAGAAGACTTTCCCGGTCTCCCCCCAGGACGTCCTCAATATCTGGAATTCCCTGGATCCTGCGGCAAAGAACAAGGACCTGGAGGATTATATCAAGGGTCTTGATACCGCATTGAAGAAAGCGATCGTAAAGCAGGCCCTCAAAGATCAGGTTGCCGATGAAATCAAGAGATTTGCAAAAGTGGTGATGGTCCCCACCGGTAAAAAGATCAAATACAAACCTTCAGATCTTGAGATAAAAGAACGCTACGAGCAGCTGGTAGCGGAAGAAATCAGGAAATTGAGGGTATTCGAAGCTGATGAAATGAGGAACGAATTGAAACTCCTCTCTCGCGCCTGGAAACCTTTTGATCCCGGAGAAAACCCTGCCTTCACGAAATACAGGTATAGCGGAGTCGAACTCTACGCCGATGCCTTCAGCGCCTTGATTAATACTCCTCAGCTGGTAAAAAGCCTTGCTCCGAATTGGTATGAAGGCTTTTTCAATTACCTGGAGAGGAAACCTGGGGTGAAGGCAATCTATGATCAGATCCAAAGGGAAATCCAACTTGGAGCAAATCCGGAGAAGAGAGACAGGCGTTTAATTGAAGGCTTTGAGAAGAGGGAAAGGGAATATGGCTTAACTATCAAGAGTCGCTGGAAAGATATCCTGAATAAAGACGCCTGGGCAATGACCTTCATCGATCGTTATTACGCTACGATTAACCGGGTCAAAAAGGTAGGCGAGAGCAATATTCCGGATCATCTGAATCCTCGCTACAAGATAGAGGAAATGATCCATACAGGAGCAGAGGTCGAAGGGTATCTGACGGATATCAAAAACCGGATCCTTCTTCCTCTTGAACAGGAAAACTTCACTCCTCGAGATCTTGATGTCTATCTCTATCATCGGAGAGTTTCCACGGAGAGATCGAAACTTGCAAATCCTCTTGGATGGACTTCAGACCTATCGAGCGCAAAACTTAAAGAGCTCCAGGATCAGTTTCCTTTAGTGAAAAAGATGGCCGATGAATTCAACGCGGTCCGGAAAGAATGGCTGATTGATAAACTCGGGGAGCTCAAAATGCACAGTCCGGAGCTCCTCAAATTCATGGTGGAAAATCCGAACTATGCCACGTTTGATATTGTGGGGTGGGCAGATCAGAACTTTGGACGGATAGCATCCGCGCATGTCTTTAGGCAAATAGGTACCCTCAGGCCTACGGGTCCACCTTTCACGGCCACGATTCTCAAAGACATTGCCATGATGAGGGCAGCCAATAGAGTCGCTGCAAGCAGAGCTGTGGTGAAATTTTTCAAGGACTACTACCCCGATGAGATCAATGATGCCAAAACGCAATGGAGCGGAAAGTTTCACAAGATTGTGGAGCCCAAGGATCCGGAGCAAGGTCTCCTCGTTGATGTGGTGGATGGCAAGGCCCATGGATACTATGTACCTCGTTATGTGGCAGAGGGATTTCAAAAGAACCCCGTAGAGGCATGGCTCCTTTCAGAGATCCTGCGGATCACAGTGAGGCCCTTCAAAATGGTCTTTACGGAACTCAATCCGGGTTTTATGGCCTACAATGCTCTAAAGGACTATCGAAGATTAGCCAGGGACCTACCTGGAGGGTCCTATGTAAACGTTTTTAAGTCGTACATGCAAGCAATTAAGCCTGCATTCCGGAGCGTCGTTGGCCAAGTGGATGAACTCGCAAAGAGGGCATTTAAAAGCAAGACTCTTATCTCCGTTACTGATTACAGGGCCGATGCTCCTGAAGATCTCATGCTTGAGCGCATGTTGAAGCGTTTCAATATTATCCCTTCTATCTGGAAGGCAAAGGTCTTCATGCCTTTTCATACGTTCTTTTACTATCTCTCAGGCTTAGGAAGAGGACTCGAACGAATCCCTAAGTTTGCAGCTGATATCTATCTGTCAAAACACTTCCCGGATATGCCTCCAGGAGAAAAGGGCCATTTTATCAGAGCAAATGCGGGATCCCCTGCCTTCTTGCGGCAAGGTACCGGAGCTCCTATCTACAATAACCTCTGGATCTTCTCTAATGCACAAAAGGAAGGCTGGAGGGGAGACTTTGAAGTAGCCAGAAAAAGACCGGCAGAAATCGCCTGGAAGGTTGCAAAATATTACCTTTTGCCAAAACTCTTGATGTTTGGAGCTGCTCTCGGTTTCCTGGGATGGAAAACAAAGCAAATTATGGACCGGGTATCAAGCTATGACGGCACAAATTATGACATTGTTCCCATTGGCATTACTCCTAGCGGAAAAGCGGTTGTCCTCAGGGTACCCCAAGATGAAACAGGCCGACTTATAGGGGGAGTTTTCTGGAAACTACTCAATAGGGAAAAGTTTAAATGGTGGAGTGCGCTCCTGGACTACCTCGCAGGCCAGGCTCCTACCCTGCATCCCATGATAAACCTTATCGGAGCTGTCGTGTCGTATGCTTGCGGGAAAAACCCTTATGATGCGTTTCGGAGTAGGTACGTTATTCCTGAACAGATCATGCTTGCTGGAGGGAAAAGAGCCCATAAAATCTTTGCCAGATGGCTGAGTGATCAGGCCGGTCTTTCTGTCATTCATCGATTCGGATCCGATAGACCGGAGCAGATCAAAACAGACCTGGAGAAGATCCTGGGATGGCCAATAGTCAGCAACATCGTGGGCCGTTTTATCAAGGTTACGGACCTTGGCCTTCAGGAGACACTCCGGGAGGCAAAACTGGAAGTCAAAAGCATTATGGCAGAGATTTCTCTGACAGCTGGAGAAGGTCTGGAGAAATTACTCGAGGGTGAAATGCCTTCGAAGGAAGAGGTTCAAGCTCTGGCTTCAAAAGCCAATTCTCTACCTGACGCCGCCTTAAAACTTCTGGCCTGGAAATATAACCATACTTACGTACAGGCCCTCCTCTCATCCCAAAGCAACGCGGAAAAGGCCGTAGTGATAGAGAGAATGGTCCGGGATTATGAACAGACCCAAAGATATAAAAAACAGGAATTAATGGAAGAGGAACCAAAGGGATCCCAGGGGCCTCCTCCGTTTAATCCGCCACGGATGAAAGGCAAATTTGAACCTACACAACCAAAAGAACCGCTCACCTTACGAGGTGCGCGGGAAGCCATGAAAGGGGGAAAATAGTCATGTTCGGACAAAGACCAGTAAGCATTATTCAGGTGTTTGACGCAGAATCGATCGCCAAAAGTGCACATGCCCATTCCGCCGCTATTGATCTTGATCAGATTTCACAGGATGGAATCTTTTCGCTTCACTTCGTTATCACCGGGGACGGCACTTGCAAATTTGAATATGAGCTCTGCCACCATAAATCAATGAATTACAAGGTCCCCAGTGGAGCAACGGCCATTGGATCCAGTTTAACCGATGAGTCCGGGTCTGATTCAGATGGTGAGGATATCCTGGACTTTGAACCTGAATTATCTCCCAGTATGAAGATTAAGTGTACCGAAACTGGGGGAGCTAATGGAGTAGTGGTCACCGCTTTTCTCGCTATCCAATAAGGAGCAGGGTCAATGAGCCGCGGTTTAGGGTGGAGTTTATTAAGAAACGTCAGAGAACTGATAGGGGGGATCTATGTTCGCGCACTCTGGTTTGAAAGTATTGCTTCGGGAACAACGGGAACAGTCGGAGCGCCGGTCTCAGGAGCAACGTTCGTTATGGATCAATGGTCGGCTGGAGTGGATGCGCTTGTTTCGCAGATGTCTGGAGGCCTGCCTACCTTCCAGTCGGCCGTTACCGCTGGCAGTGTTATCGTCACGGCTACGTTTGATGAGGACGGTAATTATACTCTTAGCGGGACTCCAAGCGCTTACCCTGTGGCTCTTGTTTACGTCTATCGGGTACAGTTCCAGTATTACGATGATTCTTACTCACTGGGAGAAGCTGAAGTCTTTGGTGATCCATATCTTAAGATAGCCAGCAACCTTTCGGATCTCGATAACGCAGCAACGGCCAGGGGGAATCTGGGCCTGACAATCGGCTCTACTGTTCAAGCCTATGATGCCGGTCTTGCCTCCATAGCCGGGCTGACGACTGAAGCTGACCGGATGCTTTACACAACCGCGCCTGACGTCTACGCCGTAGGAATTCTCACCGCAGCCGGCAGAGCCCTCCTGGACGATGCAAACGCGGAAGTTCAAAGAAGTACCCTGGGCCTCGGGACCATTGTCACGCAAAACGCCAATGCCGTAGCTCTCACCGGGGGAAATATTGACGGTATAATCATCGGGGGGACTACCGCGGCAGCCGGAACCTTCTTGGCTTTAAAATGCACTGATCCGGCAGATGAGAATGGGGTAGGAGACAGGGGATACAATGACCTCCGCTATTCGGTTCTAAGCCACAACCACAACCTCGCGGACCTCACAGATCACAGTCACCACAGCTTAGACGGCCTCTCAGACGATGATCATGGCGAGTATTGGAATGACTTGAGGGGTGACGCAAAGATAAGCACCCATGCCGGAGATGATGACGCTCACCACGCCAAATATACGGACGCAGAGGTTGACGCTCGAATCGTAGTTCAAAACACCAATCCAACCGGGACGATTGACGTTGCCATAGACGCCTTGATAGCTTCTCATGCCGGAATCGCTACAGCTCACCAGGATGCACCGGCTTTGATAGCTAGTCATGCGGGAGTCGCCGCGGCGCATCATGCCAGATACGCGGATGCAGAGGCGGTCTCCGCCATGGGCGCCAAGGGCGACGCAAACCCTTTGAACCATGACAGGTACACGCACCCCTCAGGAATACAATGCACTCTCGCAACCGGTGACGTTCCAGACCCACTTATAATCGGAGAGATCAAGGCAAAAGACGCCAATGGCTTAAAACTCTCAGACGATGGTGGCTTAGGTCCGGTTGTAAAGGATGGAGGGTATGTTACTAATGCTTATCAGACGGCTTTTCTGGTAACGAAAAACGCGACTCAAACGGATATCGCACTTGGCAGTGCTGTTACTATAACATGGGAGACCGAACTTATAGACCAAGGGAGCGATTTCGCAGACAACACTTTCACGGCACCGGTCGACGGACTTTATCAACTCAGCGCTCAAATTTATCTGAATCAGGTTGACATCGACGCAACCTTTCTTTCCTTCGACTTATATACCTCTAACCGTAGTTACAAGGTTGGAATTATTTCGCCTAAATTCACTGGTGACTTACCTTATTTGATTATTAATTTGGCTCTTTTAGTTGACATGGACGCCAACGACACCGCCTATCTTGCCGTTTGGCAAGGCGGCGGAGCGGCGCAGCTTGATATTTTTGTACTAAGCTATTTCTCAGGTTTTCTTGCTTGTTAAGGAGGTTAAAATGCAGATTGTAATAGACATAAACGATGATGAGTTAAAAGCCGTTGAAATGGTCATTCCAGATCTCGTTGAATGGACTGAACATGCGGTGAGGAATAAAATACGTAAGTGCCTTGAAAGGTTGGTTGCGGCACATACCGTCTATAATCCAGTCCGGCTAAACCCTGGGCAACTCGTTTCTCTGATTGCTCCCTTAAACCTTCCCTCAAGACGTGAACGTGACAAGGCAGAAATTGAGAATCGCATAATTGAGAATCTCATAAAAGCAAAGTAGATACGGAGTTCAGTTATGTCAAAAAAGACAGACGTCAAGATCCCGAACAAGGAAGAAGCGGTGAGCCCGGAAACTCCCCCTGGTCCTGAGGATATCATGGCCGGCAAACAACAAGTGGAGCTTGCTCGCATGCTGCTTGTTCAAGAACTTCGGAAAAGAGAAATGCAATTCAATCAGGAACTCAAGCAACTTCAAGTGAAATGGAACTGTCGCCTGGAGCCTGTGATTACTTTGACACCTCAAGGCATGAAGGCTTACGTCAGGACTTTCGCCAATGAATAGGGGGATCCAAGGGAATGAACGACAATAACTCTTGCAAGGACTGTAGGGCTCACAGTGGCATAAAAACCAATATCACGCATTTATTAGGTTCTGATAAATCGCAATGGGATGAGATCAACGGGATCAAGAAGAGGAGTTTCCATACCTTACTGGGTGTATTTTTAACCCTAGTTGCAGCCATAATCAATATTGGTTTAGCTCTTTATTTGAGAGGTCATGGTGGATAAAAACGATAGATTCAAGTGCCCATGTTGTGGCGAAAACATGATGGACCCCCGGCTTATTCACCGGGTTGAAACCATTGAAGAAGAAATAAACCAAAGCCTTACAGTCACCTCAGGTTATCGGTGCAAAAAGCATAACGAAAAAGAAGGAGGAAGTGAAACTTCAAGCCACCTCAAAGGCCTGGCGGTTGATCTTGCATGTCCAGCGTCCAGGCCCCGATTCAAAATTATCAGTGCTGCAATAAGACTTGGGATCACGCGGATTGGCATAGGGAAGAACTTTTTACACCTGGATATAGACAGGCAAAAAGATCCGGAAGTCATGTGGTTTTATTAAACAAGGAGAGAGTATGGCTAGAATTCAGAAAAAAAGAATTAGATGGACACCGGGGGATCAGGCAGTCAGTCACAGGGTTTATATCAGCCAAGAGGAACCCACTTACGGCTCACCCCAAAGTGAAGTCAAAATGCCAAAGACGGAAATTATTTTGCCGGATGAGTGGCCAGGAACCCTCCTGGAGGGTGACTATTATGTGGGGATTTCTTCCCTCGATGATCTCGGCAATGAGACCGATATCGTGGTGGTCACTACCCCTTTCGACTTTGTCCCTCCGGGGCTTCCCTCGGATATTGTTATAGAAGATGCTTAGAAATGATCCTTCGTCTCTTCAAGCGCCTTCTTACATACTTGGGCACCCTTTTTATTTTGATTTTGGTCCTGGCAGGGATGATCAACGCCGCGGATCCGGACCGGATAGGATCTGAATATTTCCTAGGGCCCGCCGCGATCCGGCTCTTAACAGGGGCAGAATATGAAAGATCAGATAAAGGTACCGTAGCCTGGGATTGCAACCCGGAGGCCTCCTACTATGAAGTGAAAATAGTCTGGCTGGATCCATCACAGCCAGTTGAGTATAACCTCGGCCACGTAACACAATGCGAAATCACGATATTGAAACCGCGCACTGGCCATTTCAAGGCGATGGTCCGGGCCTGTAAGGTAGTTGAAGCACAAACCTTCTGTTCTGAGTGGAGCGATTCTACCAGCAATATACATGGGGTAGTTAATGGCCAACCCATGGGATGGTGGATCTTTTGGGAGCCGGGGCTGCCTAGCCAGATAGTCGTTGAGGATACGGAGGAGTGATATGGACTGGAAAGAATTTGGAGGAAAGGTCCTCGAATATGCGCCTACTATGGCAGGGATTTTCTTGGGACCTCCTGGAGCTGCCGTGGCCACCGCGGTTAAAATCCTGGCTGGTCAATTTGGGGTCAAGTCACCGAATCCAAAACCGGAAGAACTCTATCAGGCTATGCAGATGGATCCGGACCATGCTATTAAGCTCCGGGAGCTCGAGCTAAACTTCAAACTTGAATGGCAGCGGCTAACCATTCAAGGAGGTCTACAAGAGCAGGCTTTAGAGACTCAACAAATTTTAGCTATAAATCAGACCATGCAGGCAGAGGCAAAAAGCGAACATTGGCCTCAATGGTTTTGGAGGCCATACTGGGGCTTGATATCAGGAACCTCTTTCGGCTTCGTCTGTGGTTTTGTATGTTATCTTGGGTATAAAGCGGTCATATTGAAAGACTCCAGTGCAATAGGTACGATCCCTTTGATCATTGGGTCCTTTACTACTCTCTTCTCGATTGCAGGAGCTATTTTGGGGATCACAGCATGGGGCAGGAATAAACTTAAACTCCAGGATCATCCTCCAGAGATCCAAGATCGTGCAAGCTAATGTTGACAGTAGGCGGGACATCTGCTATGAAGATTTCAATCGATTTTCAATCGATTTTGATTGAAATTCCCGTGATTTCCCTTGCTTTCCAGGTTTGGCAAATCAATCATGCAAGAGGAAATCAATAAAAAAATCAAGTATTTCAAGGGTGTGCCTGGGTGGCGGAATAGGTAGACGCAAGGGACTTAAAATCCTGATTACTGGCCAGTCATTTCAATATGTTACGGAGGACTTCAATCGAATTTCAATCAAATAATGCCTCTATTTTTCTCCTTTACTGTTCCCGTTTGGAACTAGCCTCAATCCATAACTCACCTTTTCACTCGCTTTTTTCAGGTACTCCATAGAGATCTTTGTATAAATAAGGGTCGATGCCATTGACTTGTGACGCATGAGGTTTTGGATCACCACTTCATTTTCTCCGCTCATGGCTAAGTGGCTCCCGTAAGTGTGGCGCAAATCGTGAAACCTCGCATCGAGCAGCCCGGCCTCTCTTGCGTATCTCTTGAATTTCTGGCTTACCCAAGTCCTCGACTGAAACCGAAACGGTTTAGGGCCTTTTCTGCGCTTGCATTGACTGAGTATTGCCCTGGCGCTCCTATTGATAGGGATCCATGCTTCGGTTTTGTTTTTTTGATGGGGCGAGATCCGCATCACGTCTCTTTCAGGATTATCCATATCAGACCATTGCAAACGGATTATCTCCCCGCTTCTCAGCCCGGTATAAGCAGCGAACCAGCAGAACTCAGCAAACTCCTGGTCTCTTATTTTCACCATAAGGCGAGAGAGTTCTTCCTTCGTTAGATAACGGACCTGTTCTATCTCCTTAATTGGCTTAGGGAAGCGGATAGTAGTACTCAGATATTTCCACTCATAGGCTTTTCTGAGAGCCGCTTTAGTATGGCGATAATTCTTGTTGATGGTAGGGGGTTTTAACCCGGCCCTTGCCATATCAGTTATCAGGGTATCAACATGGCGGGGAGTGATGTGATTCAGCGGTATATCTCCCCATGATGCTTTAGCCTTTTGAAGGGCTACGTCATAGAGCCGGTAAGTAGAAACTTCGGTGACGGTTGAAACATACTCGAGGAATTCATCAACGAAAGGAAAAAGGGTTTGCCGGATCCCAATCGAAATAGGTTTTATCTTGCCGGCAATAAGGTCGCGCTGGAAGTTATTAAAAAGCCGTGTGGCAATCCGCTTATCAGTGGTCTTGAGAGATTTCTGGCGAGGTTTGCCCTGATCGCGCCACAGGACATAATATCGGCCGTTCTTGTGCTTCCAGAGGGTAGCCATGGTGGGCCAAGAATAGCGAAAGGGACTCCCCATGTCAATCAACCCTCTCAGACCCATACCAATCATCAATAGATGCCCGGTCTATGATCCATTGACCGCTACGCTTAAATCCGTAAATATGGCCTTTATCAATCCACTTCAAAAAGGTTTTAGGACATTTGACCTTCGCATACTCCATGGCCTCTTGAAGGGTTAACCACCGGCCCGGAGATAATCTACTTAATACACCTTCTTCTACTTCTTTGGCTATAAGAGCAGCTAAGACATTCAAATCTTTATGATTGAGTTCCACTACCTTTTTCCGCTTGAACTTTTTTAACGTCAGAAATCTTACCAAACCAAATCTGAGTTCCTTTTTTGCCCACTGAGATCCTCGCTTTCACATAGGGATACTGGACCGCGATAACCCGACCCATTCTTTTGATCATCTTCGGTCTTCCCGCTATATTTTTTGTTCCATCAGGATCCGGCGCGAAAACTTCAACCCAGTCATTGAATTTTAGATCGATCATCGTGGCCACCAAACCTCCGTTGGCAATATGTCGTTTGGCACCTCAAAAATTCGCTGCCTCCCGCGAAATGGTATGGGATCGAAAGCCTTTAAACCTTCAGTGACCCACATAAACCGTCCAGGAGCATAGTTCCCTAATGCTCTTTCGATTCCTTCCGGACGGTTGTCGATCGTTATCTTTTTGCAATCGACCAAAAACACCCTGCAAAGCAAAACACCTAGCGGCAAATCTGAAGGTAGAAAGGCTATCTCATCAAATAAGGCCTGGATCTCTATTGACGGCCAGCTGATGATTTTTTTCGCAGCATGAATCAGCAGGGGACCCCTGTATGAGGTCCCCCAGGATCTTGTGTCAATCTTTTTCCATCCCAGGGCCATTGCAGATGCGTACGGCTGATATAAACTAGCTGCTTTCATCTTCACCTAATGTTTACTCATATCGCTGTTGTTATGAGCATCACAAATATTTTTGGGATTAATGCGATATGCCCGGCCTGCTTTGAGCCCCATCACCCTGCATCTGGACTCAAAACGGAGATGCTCACCGTCTTGAAAGGTGGCTCGGACATCAAAATCCGGGACATACGCATTGCACTCAGAGCAACTATGCGCGGTGGATCCGTGGCGATAATTCAGTTCACTCTTCTTTTTTAGTGTTGGCGATCCCATCTATACTCCTCCGTGTTGCTCCAGGCTGTCCTTTAGAAGCCTCATTAAGGTAAACCTATGCCTCCTAATAAATTTCAGCTTTGGCTTTCCTTCGATATACATACCCTGCTCCCAAACATCATAAGCAACTTTCCTGCAACAATGCGAAAGACAATCCCTTGTCCATTGAGGACTTACCTCAAAGATCCTAGCTACCTGAGAATGAGAGTAACCCTGGAGGACATGGATTGCAATTTGAGCACTACGTTCCGTGATCATCTTTCCCCTCCTCCTTGCACGTACCACAAGTACATTGACGGACCGGGATATCAGCCTCCCATTTGTTCTTTTTTACCTCATGATCAGTAGGCAGAACCAAAAACATTTCCCGGCTCGTATATCCGCGCATAGATTTCCGGCGATCTAAAAGGTTGACGGCGTTACAGTGGGGACATCGACCGCGATAAACTCCATAGCAATCATCGAGGGTAAATAGATGCTCTCTGACTACTTTTTGGCAATTTGCACACTCGCCAATCACGTCCCCTTCACTCATCAATGAAGTAAACCAGGGTTGTTTAGGTATGTAGGTCATCTTCTCCTCCTAAGCTAAATATTCCACCAGGCACACCGTACGAGATCAGAAGGATCTACTTGCCTCGCTCCAAACCTTACGGCCTTTTTATAGATGTGCCTGCTTGTCAGATCATAATGTGCATGCTGCTCTCCGGATCTAGGGCTTTGATACCACCTCCGTTTGAGCCCTAATTTTCCTGCAAAGCCATGCAACTCTTCCGCATTTTCTGTGCTTACCATGTGGCCTACCCGGTCAATTAAGATCATTAGAAAGCGCCTCCTCAGAAAAATTATCCGCGAGATTTATCAATGACCTCCTCTTCCTGTTTATGAAGATACAGATATTCCTCGTAAGGTTCACACCGCGGACCAGCTCCCATCCCCCGAGGGCAACTCGTTTTACATTGGCTTACAGTGACTCGCTCCTCACCTGGGCCTTGCAACGGACAAAGGATGTGATCTTCGCTTGATTTCTTTCGTACCTTACTGACCACTTCCTCCACAGCATCAAAGACAGCTTTTTCCGCCTCGTCTGTTCTATCGACCTGGATTATTGCAGAGTAGCCTCGATCTCGAAGGACTTTATAAAAGTCCAACTCGGATCCTGTACGCGCAAAAAGTTCACCTTTCAGTCTGCCGAGTTTCTCTAACCAGGTTCTCCGTGTGGTTGCTTCATGTTCATGACCTGGAGGTCCACCTGGAGGCTTCTCTTCACCATGGAATTCAGCATCAACGACGTCCGCGTCCTCAGTAACCGGCTCCGGGGTTTTATACCCTGGCTGTCCTTCATCGGTGTACTCATGACCGGTCACGTTTTTATATTTTTTTCTAAATTCAAGCTGACACTCAGGACTCCATGCCTCAATAAGTCCTTTCTCCCGGTGGACTGCTTCAAAATGCTTAAAATTAGACTTGAGATACCAGATTGTCGCATGGAGATATTCTAAGTTGACATCAACGGGGAGGATCTCTATTCCGTCCCATGACCCAGTGGCCACCTTTTCCTTAGATTTCTCAGCCTCGTTAGTCTCAGGAGCTCCTCCAGTCGATTTTTCTGTTTTCTCATCCCCCGTTTCGTCCTTTTTTTCCTCTCCGGATCCGGAAAAGGATTTTTTCTCCAATTCTTTTCCTACTCTAGCCAATTCAGCCTGAGTCTCCGGAGAGAGAGACTTGAGATCATAGATATGAGTAAGTCCCTCTTTTAATTCCCCTGGTTTTTCCACTTGTTTGAGCCATTGACCCTTTTCGTCTCGCTCTAGCTCAACATAATCGTGCGCTTCTTCTACCGTGGGGAGTCCCTGGAGGATATCCCCGAACTCATCATTGAGTACCCATCCCTTTGACTTCCATTGCATCATGCGTCTGGTGAATCGTCTCCATGGGCTATACTTATCGTCTCCTCCGGCTTTCAGTTGGGGATTATCGAAACCGGCGCGGATCGCATCCTCCCAGGTCCATATCCCGGTCTTCTTCGGCCGTCCTTTCCGTTTGATGGTAAAGGTGAAGGCCCAGCCTGGTTTATAAGGCTCTCCTGTCTCTGTCTCTATAGGGTACCCTTCTTCAACTAATCCGGATCCCATGACCTTCGCAAGTTTCGCGTCCCCATAAATCCTACATCGGCCGTTAATGATTGCGAGATCCTGGAGCCCAGTGATAATCGGACGGCCGAGCTCCATATTCATGAGGATCCCAATGGCAACTTTTGCGCCTGAATCAAAAGATTTTGGCGCTAGACCAGAGGCATGAACTAACCCCGCGAATCTCATCACGTCCTCATAATCTGTGGGCATGATCACTCCACGGGTGAACATAATGTTTTTGAGTGCTGGTTTTACCTCCTCAAGTGCAGTTTTTGCTTGATCATTCTCTGCCATAATTACCTCCTTTAGGCTAAATCAAATATTGGTTGTGATTGCGCCCACCTGGGAAAGCTGGCCTTTTGGACCTCCTCCGGGTAACAAGGCCACTCGTTGTCCGCCAGACATTTCACATAAATAGCCAGCGCTTGTTGACACTCAATAAGTCCATTATCGATCCAGAAACTATCCGCCTCATAGACCATGACTCCATAAGGCGGCTCCTTCTCAACTGCAATGAAATAGAAATCCCGGTGCTCTATTCTGGTGATCTGTGTCACCCCATACAGGTACCATCCACTCTGCATCGGATACTTTTTATCAATCGCCGTCCGGAGCCATGGCCGCGGCCGTGCGTCCGCCGCGCTTTTAAGGTCCACCAGGATATTACGTTTGGTATTGAGCCAGTCGATCCGGATCTTACATAAGATCTCCGGGTGAACCGGGTCTTTCCAGTATCCGGATACCTCCGCCATTCCATGCGAGAGAATCTCCTGTGCTTTAGAATGCGCCCAAACTGAATCGTGCATACCTTTAAGCGTTTCAAGGTCCTTGTAACTCAGGACTATCTTTTGCTCCTCGACTGCCTGAGCAACCAGGCTTCTCCCGGCCTTCATGGTCCTGTTTATTCCAGGCTCCATGACTAAATACTGGTCATTGAAGATTTCCTTTTCCAGGATATAGGTATGAAAAGCCGCTCCAAAGATCATAGCCGGCGTTTCGCCCATTTGCTCCTTTGCCATGTAGTGAGCTGGACTCCGATCTAAAAGGGTTAGGTCCGTCTTGGAAAGTCCCGGACCGTTATGGTAGGCGAGGTTACTAATCACGTGCCTGGGATAAAATCCAGGCTCAATGAATGGCGCGATAGGAATGTTTTGTAAGTCATTCATGGCTTCCCTTTCTTAAAATTTTTAGCCTTAGGACAAGTGGCCCAATGTGGAATGTAGACCGGGATCATTTCCCCGATGTCCTCCTTTACCTGAATCATCTGGACCGGTTTTACGTCTATAGGCATCTTGGCACCAGTCCTACCCATGATGATCCATTTGATTTCTTGGTCACAACCTTTGCACTTATTTCCCATCCTTCTCCTCCCGTTTCTTGAAAATCCATCCTGTTTGCCAACCGATACCTACAGCCAAACAGATCAGGCCAATGATCAGAAGAACTCTCAAGAGTACGGTCCCTAAAGTGATCCCTTCCATTATCCCTCGTCCTCCCCTCCTTCAAAGGCATCGCAACCAAGATCCCAGTCCTCATGATCCGGAGTGCAATCCTGGAGATAGTATTTGCAATGCGGACAGTAAGCAGGCTTCGTGTTAACCTCGCGTTTACGGTTTTCAGGCATGATCAACCTCTTTTCTTTCGTGAGCGCAGCGAATCGACTGCATCACCTGATTAGCCGCAGCGTCCAATTGACTTTCGATCGATTGTATCGTTGCCCATTTGCCCATAGGAAAAAACTGCTTGTTGTCTTCAATTTTCCGCAACAACAGGACAATCCACGCCATTCTTTCAGCTAGTTCAATCCTATTGAAATCTTGGTCAAGAGCCAGATTAATGCCCTCTACTGTTCGTTGAGATAGATTTATTGAATCCTCAGGCATGTTGCCTTTCCCTCCTTCTCCTTATCGCAGTGTAGAGGTTTCGGACTGCTTTCAAAACACTGACGGCGTTGTAATGGGGCTCCATAAACAACTTTAGAGTGTAATCCTCCTTGCTCACATGAACCGCACTGTAGCCCTCATTTGCTTTAACAATCAAAACCATGGGATCCATTCCTTTTTCTGAAAGTACATTTAAGATCTTCTCGATGCTATACATGGCCACCCCCTTCAACCTCCGGGCATTCAGGATAATGTTCCTCGATTCCTCCACAGCTAAGACACGGAAGTTTCTCTTGGGTAGGTCCATTGAAGAGGCCTAATTGTCCTTCGTTGACCTGGGCGGTGATCTCATCCTTGACCCTGCCGGTTACAAAGGATATGGCTGTTTTGACCTCGTTCTTTCCTCCTTTTGGTGCAATCTTAACGCTGAAAGAAACAGTCATGGTTTCCTCCTCGTTCAGATCAGAGTACACCTCCAGGAGCGCGATTGAGTAATGCTCCAGGTGTTTTGCTATCTGGCCTTTAATTTCGTCTATAGTTCTCTGGCCGATACTCATCGATTCACCTCCTGCCTCGGGAGAAGGTCTCTCGTAAACTTTCTCCCCTTTAAGCATAAAGCGAGTCCCAGGCAAGGACATTCAGAACGCTCTAACGCGTATCTGTCAGCTTCCCTCTTTTTTGGGATCCTTTGCCATATCCCAACTGCCCTCGAGGAAAGCAGCTCTCAAGGCGGGATCCTGGATAGAGGCTAGGCGGCGCACATATTCTGGATCGCTTTCTTTCAGGATTTCATTCTCTTTAAGTTCTTTTGCCTGAGCGTCCAGTTGCTCATGTAGCAAAGATGTGTAGACTTCAACCGCTCTTTTGGCAAAATTACTTAGCGCCTGGAGGATGGATGGCTCCAGGTAGATCCTATCGGTTGGACATTTATGATCATTGGCATGTAACCAAATTCCGAATCCATCATAAATCGCGTACACACCATCCCCAAGATACTCTGTAGGTAACTCTGGCTTTCCCATTTTAACCTCCTCGCCCTACTTATGCAGCGTGATCCTTGTCATAATCGGGAACGATTACCGGCTTAATGCCTCTACTTTGGAGTTTTGTCATTGCTTCTTCATTTTTAGCCATGTTTTGAGTAACTAACATTTCAAGTCGTTGGGGTTTAAAGGCGTAGAAGATGGCGGGGACTTCGATCGGCAAGGCATCGTTTCTTGGATCATGAATGACCGCGCCTTTGATATGCGCCAGGAGGACCCAGGATTCCCCCAGGATAAACTTTCGAGGGATGGAGTGGACCCGTTTGCTGATTCCCATTTCTTTAGCTTCCTGGATAAAACTTCCGGGAGTGTAGTATTTCTCACCTACCCATAGGAGGCCGACTCTTTCTCCCAGGTAATCCGGCCGGCAGACAACACACCAAGACTCAAGGCAGAGTGCAAATCGGCCTTCATCCGGATTTCCCGGTATTGGACCCAGGTGGATACCATGATCTCTCCCGATGTCAATGTAATGCTCACCCTTGAAGAATCTGTACGGGTCTTCAACCCAAGTGAATCCGCGGCTGAATTTAGTGCAATAATTTCCATAGATGGGACATTTGGGGAGAGGCATCGGCAACCGATCGCAGGCCATAGGTAGGCCATCTCCGACTAAATACAGGTTTCCAACCTTGCGAAAGCCACAGGCTCTCTTTTTTTCAACTGCCATTATTACCTCCATTCAGTTAAGGATTTTTTCACTTCGCAAGGGACTATAGATCACCATGATCCGCACTTGTCAAGAACTTTTTAGGCCAATCATTGAGAATTCGTCATAAAAGAAATAGTTCTTGACATTAACCCAGGAGATTTTTACTCTACGTTTTGAATTTAACAAAAAGCAGGTTTTGTATGGACAAAAAAGTAAGAGAAGCATTCGCAAGTTACGTGAGAACCGTTCGCAAGTGTTTGAAACTAACCCAAAAAGAATTCGCTCTGGAAATCAATTCTACCAGAGAGAATGTCGCCA